ATCCAGATAATATTCGAGCAGTGTTAAATGACCCAGAGGATATTGTCCGGACAGAGGTATTAACGCAATGGGTCGATACCATAAATCCAGTTATTAATCCGTCTCAGTGGGAGAGTTGCAGAGTTGAGGGACTCCGACTCAACCCTGAAGCAGATACTTGGCTGGCTATTGATCTAAGCCCTAGCAGAAAAGAAGCAGCTCTAGTTGCTAGTCAAAGACTTGAGGGGGATAGATTCCAAGTCATATTGCTTCAGACTTGGCATAACCCAGCCAATCTTGATGATAAAGCAATGGCGAATGATGTAGCAGAATGGGTCAGAAAGTATCCAGTCCAACTAGTTGCTTATTCAGCCAAAACCGCGTCAGCGGTAGCCGCTAGATTGGCTCCTGCAGGAATAATAGTCGAGCCAATAGACGGCCTTGATTATGCCCAAAGCTGTGATGAATTACTGGGAGCAATCTCATCTCAGCGGTTAGCTCACTCGGGACAGGAAGAGCTGACCAAACAATGCCTATCCGCTGTCAAACTCCCTTTCGGTGATGGCGGGTGGGTAATGGGTCGCAAGGTAAGTAATACAACAATCTGCGGAGCAATTGCGTCAGCTTTAGCAACACATTATGCAACTATGGCTGAAACTAGCGTTGATATTCAAATAGTGTAAGTAGGCTCGCTTACAATGTAAGCAATGGGTGCTATAAGAGATTTCCTATTTCCAGCAGTTGAGGCCAAGCGCCCTATTGCCGTTACTGATGTTCAAGCAGCTTTAACACCAGTTCAGATTTCAGATTCAGTTTATAATATCCTCGGCGGTGCAACTAATACCACTCGTCAATTAGCAATGAGCGTTCCATCCGTTGCAAGAGCTCGCAATATTATTTGCGGAACTATCGGTTCATTACCTTTAACGACTTTTAACCGTATAACTGGCCAATATGTTGATCCACACAGAGTTATCAATCAGCCAGACCCAAGAGTTGCAGGATTTGTAATCTATTGCTGGCTTGCAGAAGATATATGGTTATATGGCGCTGGTTATGGTCAAGTCCTTGAGATGTATAGCGCAACAGATGGCGGTCGAGTAAGAGCTTGGACTCGCGTTAGCCCAGACCGCGTTACAGTTGATACAGATTTCTTAAATACTGAAATTACTGGATATAAAGTTGATGGCAAAGCCGTTCCGCTGCAAGGCGTTGGCTCATTAATTAGATTTGATGGCCCAGATGAAGGATTACTTCACAGAGCTGGTAAGACAATCGCAGCTGCCGTATATCTTGAGAACGCGGCAGTAAATTATGCTAAAGAGCCTGCGCCAACTATGGTTCTTAAATCAAATGGCACTAACTTAACTGCCGAAAGAATTTCAGCACTTCTTAGCGCTTGGAAAACTGCTCGCCAGTCTCGCTCTACTGCATTTCTCAATGCTGATGTAGATTTGAAAGAATTTGGATTTGATCCTAAGTCAATGCAGCTCGCTGAGGCGCGTCAATATGTCGCGCTAGAATTAGCTAGAGCTTGTGGAATACCTGCTTACTTCTTGAGCGCCGAGCAGACTTCAATGACCTATTCAAACGCAGTCACAGAGCGGCGCTCGCTTGTCGATTTCTCACTTCGCCCAATTCTTAAGGCAATTGAGGAACGCTTATCGTTACCGGACTTCACACCCAATCCAGTAATGGTGCGCTTTGCACTTGACGACTTCTTACGCGGTAACGCGCTAGAAAGAGCGCAAGTTTATGAAATCTTAAACCGCATTGGCGCGATGAGCGTTGAGCAAATTCAGCGAGAGGAAGATCTAATTCCAAATGAAGGTTAATATGCCAATGGCAGTTACCGCTGCCGACACAATTAAGAGAACAATTACTGGAACTATTGTTACTTGGAATGAGCAAGGCAATACTTCAGTAGGCCCAACAGTATTTGCAGCAGATAGCATTGAGATAAAGCCAGTCAAGTTGCTTCTCGAGCACGACCGCACTCGACCAATTGGCAAAATGGTCTCTCACAATGTAACAAGCTCAGGAATTGAAGCCACATTTAAGATTGCTAATACTATGGCTGGAGAAGATGCCCTAGTTGAAGCAACTGAAGGATTACGCGATGGATTTAGCGTAGGCGCTCAAATAAATGAATGGACAAACAACAAAGGCGTTATGCAGATTACATCAGCAACCCTAGATGAAGTTTCTCTAGTTACTGATCCTGCAATCGATTCTGCTCGCGTAAGCGAAGTAGCAGCATCAGAGAATGAAGAAAAGAAAGATTCTGATTTGGCAACCGCTGATTCAGAGAACCCAACCGAAGGAGACCAAGTGTCTGACACTACCGCTCCTGCTCCTGCCGTTGAAGAAGCGGTAGAAGCAGCCAAAGTAGAAGCTGCAGCTCCAAAGCCAGCCTTCTCCACAGCCCCTCGCCTTGAATTTACAAAGGCAAAATATCTAGAGAATAGCGTCCGCGCTGCTCTAGGAAATGACGATGCTCGCGCTTATGTTCGCGCAGCAGATGACACCACTTCAAATAACGCTGGCTTGATTCCTACTCGTCAATTAACCGAGGTAATCAATCCACTATCAAATGCTGATCGTTCAACAATTGATGCAATCTCTCGCGGAGTTCTACCAGATGCTGGTATGAGCTTTGAGATTCCAAAGATTACAGCCGTTCCAACAGTTGAAGATGAGAACGAAGGCGATGCAATTGTCGAGACAGGAATGACCAACAGCTTCCTAACAGTAAATGTTAATAAGTATGCAGGTGGCCAGACCTTCTCCGTTGAACTTCTAGACCGAAGCAATCCAGTATTCTTTGATGAGCTAGTTCGTCAAATGGAATATGCTTATTCACTTGCAACAGATAAATTTGTTGCTGCTCAACTTCTTGCTAATGGTCAATTAGCACCAACAGCTCAAGCAAATAGCGCGACAGGATTGCTTAGCTTCGTTGCTGAAGCAGCTGCTGAAGTTTATGCTGATTCTCTTGGATTTGCTCGTAACTTAATTGTTACACCTGAGCAATGGTCAAAGATTATGAGCTACAACGATTCAGGCCGTCCAATCTACACAGCTTCACAGCCACAAAACGCAGGTGGAGCAGTAAGCCCACAAAGCCTTCGCGGCAATGTTGCTGGACTTGATCTTTATGTATCTCGCGCACTTGGCATTAACCAGAGCGCAGCTCCAACTGGAGATGGAACAATGGTTGTAATCAATCCTGATTCTTACACTTGGTATGAATCCAGCAGATTCCGTCTGCAGACAAATGTGGCTCTAAACGGCCAGATTGAGGTTGCTTACTACGGCTATGGAGCACTTGCCGTTAAAGTTGCGAATGGTTCTTGCCACTTCAACTTAACCTGATAAAACCCTAGTAGTGACGGCCAGTCCGCTCCCGAGCTGGCCGCTCACCTAACTGCTTGAAAGGATGACGAAATGCCTACGATAGTTACGGCCACAGAGCTTAGGACGATTCTTGGCGTTTCGTCATCCCTATATCCAGATGCTTATTTAAATGACATAGTAGATGCCTCGGAGAATCTAGTTCTTCCAATGCTAGTCACTTTTCAAAGCAAGATTAACAAAGTAAAACTTGAAGATAATATTGCTTATTTCATTACCGCTACAATCCAAGAATTTACCGAAGGTCAGTCAGTAATCATTACGGGATGTGGATCACCATTTAACGGGACTCACACAGTATTGGCAGATGGATTATCAGATTATGAATTTGCCGTTGCAATCACCAATGCAGACATATTGATAAAAAATGTTATCCCAGCAGGAAATGCTGCGCTCTCTGGACTATCAACCTATGTCGGAAATGCCAATGTTGAAGCTGCTATTCTGGCTATCTCCGTTGAAATCTTCCAAGCAAGAACCGCAGCTGGAGGATCAATAGAAGGCGTAGATTTTGCCGTTACTCCCTACCGCCTATCTAAGAATTTACTTGCCAAAGTAACTGGCTTACTTGGCCCATATCTTGATGTTGAAACTATGGTGGGCTAATGCCTGCATCAACAATTGCCACAGATGTCCGAGGCGCAATCAAAACCGCTCTAGCCGGTGTCAGCGCTAATATTTATGATTCAGTTCCTGAAGCGCCTATTGTTCCAGCAATTGTAGTAATTCCAGACTCGCCCTATATGGAGCTTGAAGTCTTAGGCAAGACAACTATAAGAGTTAAATTGAATTACACAATAACGGCCTGCGTTGCGTATTTCAGCAACGCCGCAGCTTTAGATAACCTAGAGCAATTAGTTATGAGTATTCTTGGAGCGTTAAACGCTTCCAAGTATGAATTATCGGTAGTCGAAAGACCATCGGTAACGGAAGTGGGAACAACAACTTTGTTAGTTTCCGACATACGCTTGAGCGTCCGCTACGAGCAAACCGCATAGGAGACCCAAATGCCAACAACAGTAATAACTGGGCGCGATGTGACCTTCACACTCGATAGCGCTAACTACGATGCCCAAGCAACAAGCGCGACACTTAGTTGCGAAACAATCATCGAGACTTATCAAACTCTCGATGGCCGCGCTTATAAATCGACAGATAAGCAATGGACTTTCACAGTTGAATTGCTACAGGATTGGGGAGCTGCAAGCTCTCTATTTGAGGCAATGTGGACAGATGCTGAATCAGCACCTAACACCACACTTACAGTTGCTTTCACAGCCGTAACCGGCGCAGTATTTACTTTCAGCGTATTGCCAATCTTTCCAGCAGCAGGCGGCGCAGCTCCTAGTGCGCTAACTGATACTTGGACGATGACAGTCGTTGGAACTCCAACAGAGAACTTTAGTTAATAGATCGGAGCATCGGGAGCTATGAAATTACCAATAACAATTGAATATAATGATGGCGAAGTTGCAACTTATTATGCAGCTCCGCCTGAATGGGCTAAGTGGGAAAAGAGCACAGGCAAAATAGTTTCAAAACTTGATGAGGGTGTTGGAATGTATGACTTGCTCTTTCTTGCTTATCACGCCTTAAAAAGAGAATCAGCTGGGAAACCGGTTAAATCTTTTGAAGTGTGGATGGAAACAGTCGCAGATGTCCAAGCTGGAGTATCAGACCCAAAAGTCACAAACGCGGAAGTCTAGGCCGGTTAATTGTGGAGCTAGCAATAGCGACACAAATTCCGATGCAATACTGGACAGAAGCGGAAGATATAATCACAGCCATAGAGATTTTGGAGAATAGACGCGGTGGCCGATAGCATTGAGTTTAGCCCGTATAGTAAGCGCGAGCTTGCCTCTTTGGCTAAAACTTTCTCGGCTATGGGCGATGATTCAGTAGAATCAGCTAGAAAAGTATCTTACGAAATATCTCAATTAGCAAAAAAAGCAATATCTCAAGGAGCTTCAAGTAGAACTAAAAACAATGCAGGGGCTCGCAGAGTTGCCGATGGAGCACAAATATCTAGGACTTCCAAGACTGGCAGGTTAAGTTATGGT